ATAATGCAGTACCAGACGCACCATTCAAAGATACTTGGTATCAGTTAGCATTAAAGAGAGCAATCAAAGAAGCGGTAGACAAGGGCTACGACAGGATTGGTCTAACTACTGGCAAGCGCCAGATTGAACGCTATACAAACCAATTAAGACAAAATGTTGATGAAATTACATATCAAACTGGTCAAAAGTTAACTGACAGCGAAGCTGCTGAACTTCAAGCATTGCGTCAAAAATCTCTTAGAGATATGACTCTAACTGAAAGAGCAAGATTTGATGATTTGTTTAGTCAAGAAGGTGATTATGTTGCAAAAGATGAAACAAAAATTAAAGCATTTAAAGGCTCTACGCAAACATTTAATGGCATTGTAAAAAACGGTAAGTTTATTGAAGGACCAGATCAGGCGATTGGAAAAACAATAGAAGAGGTTTTAGGGAAATCAATAGCAAAACAAATTCTAGAAAACAAAACTGGTACTGTTAAAGATAAAAATTTAACCGTTGGTGGCGAAGGCATGAAGAAGTATTACGATGAGGTATATCCAAACTATCTTGAAAAATACGGTAAAAAGTATGGCGCAAAAGTTGGTGAGACTAAAGTAAATACTGTTAGAGAACGCGCTGAAAATAGCATGATCCCATCGATGGGACAAGAACCAGTCCGCTACCTAGACATTACGCCAGAGATGAAGAAGGCAGTACAGAAGGGTCAACCGTTGGCTTCTGTCGAAGGCATGACTGGCTTGCTGGCGTAGTCACACATCCCCATAAAAAGCAGCAGTCAAAGGGTCGCGCTTGACCTTACGCTTGAGCTGTCTCTGCTTGGCTAGTCTTCTCTCTTTGGTGTCGGCATCTTCTTTGGATCGGTGCTTACGCAACCGAGAGCTGCTGCTCACAGGCTCAGGCTTCTCTGCATCCACTCCGATACCGTAGCGGTACACGGCAGACCATTGAGTCACGCTGGTCTTACGCCACGACTGGATGTGGACATTTCCTTCTGCCCTTAGTTTCTGGATCATGTCTCTGCTAGACCTGAGTGTGCAATGGAGCAGGTCAGCCAGCTCGACGGCTGTGTAACCCTTCTGAGTGATCAGGTTGACGAGTTTAGGTACTCTAGTGGACTTCATTTGTCCTTGTCCAGACTCATGTAAAGCACCGCAAAGATTACTGCTACGCCTATGCAAGCGCCAGTAAACAGCAAAACAAATAAGGTCAAGATACTGTGTAGTGCGTCAATCATAGTTAAGCCCTTTCAGTTTTAATTCAATATTCCTTGCGGTCTGCTCGATGTCGCAGCCCCCTTTGCCGTAGGCAATACACTTGTGTACCTGCTCGTCGGTGAGGGATACCCACGCTCTTTTTTTGACTACATATCCAACAACTTTAGAGTTAATTGCGATCTGTGGTTCGTCCACAACCTTGCGGTGCGGGACTGAGATGCCTATGTGTCGTGTCATGCCGTCTTCTCCTCAATGACTCTAGCTTTGCGCGACTTTATCTCATTGGTAACAATATCAAGTGCCTTCTCAAGCTGGGCGATGGTGGTAATGTCGAGCTGTAAGTCGTGCAGTTCCATCACATAGTTGATCGCTGTTAGCTCTGCTGCCTTCGCCACAAACCTGTCTTGACGGTTGATACCGCGACGGGATAGCTCCAGCAATGCGTCTTGACCTTCTCTGATCTCGTCTACATACTCATGCCCAATGCCGAGGCGAGAGAGGGCTTCGGAGACATTCAAAGCAGAGATGATGGAGTCAAGGTCGTAGCGCTTTGCCTGACCCGTCCTGAGCGCTTCTAGGGCAGAGTGGTTTTTTATCTTTAGATCGAGAACCGCGCTGCCAGTAGCGGAGACTGGTTTAAAGCCATTGATCACCCAAGTGGCGACATCAAGTCTGACACCTTTGGGTTTGTATTTACTTCTTTTTCGCATTGCGTTTTAACCTTGGGCAGTTTATGCAGAACACTTTTTCCTTGGACTGACACACGCCAAGGGTCTCGCACTTAGTGCGTAGCGTTACCCACGGTGGCGGTGTCACCCATTGCGTCTTAAAGACTGGCTCTGTCATTGCATCGCAATCATTTGAGTCTCTAACTCTTTAACGCGCTCGGTCAGCTCTTTGACGGTCAGCTCCGCAACCTCCAGCTCGTTGCCGTGAGCACGCAAGGACATCTTCATGCCAGCGTCATAACCAAGCATTGCACCTTTGTGCATTGCCTCTCTAACCAGTTTACCGATGTCTGGCGGCGACATGATTCTGGCTTTGCCTTCGGCAGCTAGGATGTACTTCAAGACCATTTCTTCGATTTTCTTTTGTACTGACATATTAAAGTCCCATCGTAAGTATTGCTGCAATCAGACCGACAGATACGCCAGCCAAGAAGATGAAGACGCAATCCACAAGGGAGATGCGTTGGTCGAGGTACGGTCCATCAACCTCAAAGTTTTCGGTGTAGTTTTGATGTTTCATTATTCGCTTTCAGAGTTAAATGTTGTGAGGGCTTCTTCGCAGATGTGATCCACGATGGACTGCATAAGAATGTGGGCGATGTCAACCTTATCGCAAAAGGCATTGACCAGATTCATGCACGCTGGGAAGTCTGGCGCTTCCCCGTGATTGAATTCTGCTGGTTCGTGTTCGAGAAAGCAGACGAGAGTTACCCCTTCCACTTCGCACTTGAATCTGTACAGGTCTTCTAGCATTTATAAAATACCAAAAACAGGATGCCAGTCTGTATAGGAATCAACTTCAGCCGAAAAAAACGCTTGCATTGATTGCCAATACGCTTCACGAATAAGTTTATCAATCATAAATTCTCCAATGTAGTTGTTAAAAGATGGGGCTTTCGCCCCGTTGGTTTATTTATTTTTAAATGGTGAGTTGGTTTTGAAGTTGTAACCAAGATTTTTTAATTCTTGGGTTGTATCCGCCAAGCTCATGGCGTTAACTTGTTGGCTTGTATAACCAAGACCAATCAAAGCCTTACGCTGGGAAACTGCCAAGGTAACCATCCAGTTGCAATTCATCATTTCGTTTACTCCGTTGTGTTGTTGATATGCGTATCATATCAAAGTTGACTACATCATCAAGAACTATTTATTAGACCCTACAACTTTGTCGGGTATTACCGCCATAAAATACATAGTGACAGGGTGTAGTTTCCCTGTCGCTGTGGCTTATGTCTCCGCAAGAGTCGCAGTTGCCTTATAGGGGTGAGCGTCAAACCTCACCCCTTTTTTTGTCTGCCTTGTTGAAGTAATCAATTCTAGGTTAACATAGTCAGCATGAACTACCTAACTGAAATAATTGAACGCGCTGAGAAGGCGGGTTTCAAGATGGCAGACATCTGCCGTGAGGCTGGCATTGATCAGGCTCAGATGTCTCGCTGGATGGCGGGGCATACCGTACCCCTAATCACCAGCATAGAGAAACTTAAAACCGCAACAGATCGCTTGATCATTGGTCGCATCAAGTCGCTTGAGGTCAAGAATGATTAGGGTGATGGGTGTGGATGTTGGCGCACTCGGAGCATTTTCTCTGTATGTAGACGGCAAGTTTGAGCAGGTTGTAGATATGCCTATCGTGGAGGTGCTCAGAGGTGGCAAGAACAAGCGCCAAGTCTCTGCGCAAGGAGTTGCATCCATCATCAAGGTATTCGCCCCTACGCACGCATTCGTAGAACGCACAGGCGCAATGCCAAACCAAGGCACAGCAAGTATGTATGCCTTCGGCAGAGCTGCTGGAATTATTGAAGGCGCACTCGCGTCTTTCTCAGTACCCATCACCTACATCAATCCCTTGGTGTGGCAGAAGGCTACTGGTTGCGCAAAGGGTAAGGACGCTATACGCCACAGGTGCATGGAATTGCATCCAGAACACCAGCAAGTGTTTTCTCGCGTTAAGGACTCTGGCAGGGCTGACGCAACCATGATCGCTTACTACGGGAGTCAGGCTAAATGATCGACGAAGAACGAGGCGCAATGCGCGAGCACATTGTCTGGCTCACCAAGGAGCTGGAGGACACCAGAACCAAGCTCAAGATCAGAGACGAGTTGCTGTCTGAGTTGCTCAACCCTGACGAGTTGGGTCACGCAGTCACTAACGAGGTGCGCGGTCGCATCTACACAATTTTGCACTTACAGGAAAAAGAATAATGATCAAACTACGCCCATCGGCAGCCACGCGCTGGCTCTCATGCCCTGCATCTGTGAGACTGTGCGCAGACATCCCTTACACGCCAGCAGGTGAAGCTGCGCAGATCGGTACTGCGATACACGAGGTGGCTGAGACTGCATACCTCACCAATGCAAGCCCTTATGACTGGATCGGTCAGACCGTCAAGGACATTGTGATCTCCGAGCAGAATGCTGACTTTGCAATGGCTCATGTGAACC